GCTTACCAACACCGAGAAGCTGCTGGAATCCCATCAGGCACCGGCAGTCGCATTCGCCAGCGTCGTCCATTCGCCGGCTATTTCGAAATCCATGTCGCTATCTGGCACAACGTCGGAGCGCATATATCCCTGTTCCACCGTCGCACCTGGATTAGCCGCCATGAAACTATCGATCGCTGCACTGATCGTTGTATTGACCAACACAAACTTCGCCATCTGGATCACAAGCTTGTTGGTCGTTCCATTGAGGATGGCATTGGCCATCTTTACCCGGTTTGCATGGCTGGCGACGTTTGGATCTTCGAGTAGAACGGATTTTGCAGCGATGAACATGCGCTCTTCTGTTCGTGCCTGGACATCACTAAAGTTGGCAGCTTCGATCTTGCTCATTATTCCACCGATGTGTATCCAGAGAGGTTGCAATAAACGCCTGTCGTACCGGTTGCCGTGCCTTCAGCGATCTCGACCAGGGTCGCAGCCGAACCACGCAAGGGCGGGTTAAAATCAGCCGAAATACCGCCGCCTGCAGGAGCAGCATAACCACGCCACAGCACAGTCCCGCTCGCACCGTCGCGGATTTGGATGTCAGTTCCTTGTGTCGCATGGCTGTTGACGACATCGATATGCGTCACATAGTTGCGGATACCAGCTGCACCAGCCGCCTTGACAGTCACGCCGGCCGTTGTCACGAGACCACCAGCCGCAGCTGCATAGGTCCATGTCACGTTAGCGATAGCGAATGGCAACGCCACGAGCTTACCGGTCTGCGTACCCTGCGGCACGACGACTGTGCCGTTGGTATTGGCACCAGGCTCCGTTGAACGTGCTGCGATAGCGGCTGCTACGGGGTTGGCAGTAAACGATGCATTCGACGCATCGAAACCGCTCACCTTAGAGGCGATGACGCCTGGAACAGAAATTGCCAGCGGGTTGATGGTGACGTTCATCGTGCCACTGGTGTACGCCGTGCAATTGATGCGGAAGTTCGTCGCACCTGGCGCATAGAAGATAAAGGCTGCTGTGCCAGTTGAGACCCCGGCTAACGATGAGACGGGGCCTGTGCCTGCGATCGGCGCAACAATATGATTAATATAGTTCGTGCCGCCATCATACGACGCCTGGAAGGTCGCGTTGATGCCGGAGAACGTGCCACTATAGGCAATAACACCGCCGCCAGCACCAGCGAGCGTACAGGTAACGGACTGGCCATTCGCCGTGATCGTGCCTGTTGTTCGAGCAGGCATCGCATTCAAGACAGCGCCGATGGTATTTGTGCCGCTCGGAAGCGTAGCAAGTGCTGTCAGAACAGACGCTAATGTCGCCTGAGTTGCAGCACCTGTCGGTAACGGTAATGATGAGGCGCTGATATTAAACGTGCCACTACCAGCATTGGCCGTAACTGTCCATGAGCCGGATTGACTGGCCGGTAGTGCCGTCTGATCGCTCGCAATGGCAATCGGCAAGCTGGCAGACATTGTCTTCTGGCCAGCGATGATCGGCACTGAGACACCATCGCCGCCAGCATCAATCTTGCTAGCTGGGTATTTTACGCCACCGACATCATCCGCGGCGAACGTGTCACCACCGGATCCGGGATTGGCAACGAAATTATCGGTCATGGCGTCACCAGATCGATCTGAACGGTTGTCCCGCCACGTTTGGAGATCTCGGCGTTCACCTCATCGGCGAAGTGTTGCCATGCCGACTGCATGGACTGTTTGTCTTCGGCGGCGGCGTTGTCCACTTGGGTATGCATGAGTGTGAGCGCCAATCTCAGGCCGTTGATGACATAGCGATCGTTCGGGCTTTGGGTCATTGCACGCTCACCGGTTCAACGCCTGCTACTTTTCCATCCGGCCCACGTACAACGCGTTTCGGCGATGCCATGGTAGCAGCTGCCTGAGCCATGACCTGAGCGGCTTGGCCAATCGCCTGTAAGGCTTGCGTCATCGCTGCTGACTGTTGTTCCATGAACTGCTGCTGGTTGGCAGCAAGCTGCGTCATCGTCTCAGCAACAGGGCCGAGCGAATTCTGCGCGTCAATATTAACGTTTGCCGTGGGTTTCTTCGCGATTTCATTCGAGCTGTTGATCTGATGCATCTTGATCGCCGCGTCAGTTTCCTGCTGCTGCTGCTTCAGATGCGTCTCGGTGAACAGCTTCGCCTGTTCAAGCTGGAGTTTCTGCGCATCGACCTGTTTCTGCTGCTCGAGCTGCGCCACAGCCAATTGCCCCTGTTGCTGGATCTTCATCATTTCGGGGTCAGGCTTGGGCTGCGGCGGTTGCTGCGGCGTCAGCTTCGGATCCATAAAGTACAGTTCCGGCGATTTCAGACCTGCGTTTTCAACCAGCTTGGAGAGCGTGTTGTAGAGGTTCTCGCCACCGACCAACGGGCCATTAATCCCCTGCTGGACGCTGACGATCTGCGACTGAATACCCCATAACTGCATCAGATGACCTAGCATCTGATCTTTATTGCCAGTTCCGAGACCCACAGAAATGGTCATATCGAATTCGGTGTCCCATTCATTGGGGTCAATCGTCACCCACTCACCCCGCAGCCGGATCATGCGGGCTTTGTCCTGGTACTTACAGACACAGTGGAGGATCAGACGGAATAGATCCTTTATGCCGGTCTCAGCGAAGATGCGGGCGATCAGTTCGAGGCGCTGCTGAGATGCCGCCGTGATTTGGTTGATGCCGGTTGCCGTTTTGTTCAAGCTGTTGGCATCGAGACCCTGGGTGTATTTGGTGACGCCGGTCCGCTCAGCACGCTCTGTATCAAGGTATTCGAGCATGTTGTACGAAGCGCCAGCAACAAACGGGACTTCTTCCGCCTGTACATGGCCGTCACCCGGTTTCGCACCGTTGAGGAGACGGACGGCGCGACCTGGGCGGCGATCCATGTAGTCGTCCATGTTGACCTGATCGGAGACAATCGAGCCCGGCATGTTGGTGAGATAGAGGTTATCCAGTGTGCCGCGGAGGATCGCCGTTTTGATGTCCTGGATATCCATGACGACTTCAGCGACAGACTGCCCAAAGAACTTATGCGGCTGAATGATGGGTGTAATGGAATAGAACGGTGGCGGTCCTTCCCACAGGATATTGGCGTCATCCCCGTTCTTGCGCAGGATCTCGAACCCTGGGCCCCCGCAGATGACTTGGCGGCGTTCAGCAATGCCGTCGCCATCGAAATCCACCAACGGATATGCCTCGAGAACGCTGACCTTACGCAACACACCCTTGCGATTGTCAGGGAATGAATTGGCTTCGTCAGTATCGCGGCGGACTTCAGCTTCCTCACCCCAGAACTCAACATCATCCGAGGGCATATCCATCAGCTGATCTTCGTCGTATCCCTCGGCGATAAGGTCACTGATTGACTTGCTCACCATATGGCCGCAGAACGCTGTCGTGGTGATCTCCTTGCCATCGCGCGCCATCAGGAACTCTTCAGGCGGCACAGCTTCAATGCAGACTTTGCCCTTCTTGGTGTTCATCTTGTAGGTGACGTCATGCGTATAGGCGCCCGGCGGCTGCATGGGTGCTTGTGGCGGCATTCCAGACTGTTGCGGTGGAAGCGGGCCAGGAGCAACCGGGGATGGGACGGTCGCCATCACTGGCCCGCTATCGGCGGCAGGAGGTGCGCCGATCTCTGGTGCTATTTCGCTGTGAGCAACGATTTCAACGTTGGGATCTGAGAGCAACAGGCTGTAGGTGTCGTCATCGATACCGTAAACAGTGCGCGTCTCGTTGGTTTCCTTGACTTCCCACCAGACCTTGCCGATGCCGTTCTTCTGGAGGAGCGCATCCTTCATGTTGGTGTAAAGGATCAGGAAGCCCGGATTGTCTCTCGTGAAGATCCAATTGCAGTATTCAGTCGCTTCCTTGGCGGCTTTCTCGTCCTCAGGCCCTTGGGGCTGGAATGATACAACCTCATCGCCGGAGGTGAAGATCCGCAGGAGACTTGGCAGAATCCATTCAACTGTCTCGCTCACATCATGGCTGATGACCTTGGATCGGTTCTCATCGTCAATTGCTAAGTTACCAACAGGTTCGGCGAAGTAATACTGCAATGCTCTGGCGCGCTCTGAGGCGATCCGGCTGTTTCCGCCCAGGTAGGCGATGCTGTCTCGTGCCTCGCTGGCAATCATCGACTGCAGCTGATCGGATGTCATGGGGGTGAGCTTAGAGGCCATTGCGTGTCCCCTTGGGACGGCCGGGCCCGCGGCGCTCGGGGAGATATGGCGGAAGCTGCTCACGCTGAGGATAGAGAACCTGCTGCTTTTTCAGTTCAGCAACTTGGCGCTCAAGCTCTTCCAGCCGCGTGAAGATCGCCTGCATCTGACCGATTGACATTAGACAACTCTCCGCTTCGGATAGGCCAAGGGTTTGCTGTAATCGACTGGCGGTTTCAGACCGAGCGCCAAGTACCTGAACGCATCGGCACAATGTGAGGCCCAGTCATGTAATGGGCGCGGCCGCAGGGTCTTCAGCTTCTCATCGAACTCGGCCCGGTACTGCTTCAGCGCCTCAATCCCATGCTTACAGTTTTCTGCGTCAAACCAGCATTTTGGCAACAAATTGCGTACAGCCTGGATGCCGTCCTCAACCGACTGCCTAGGTACGATAGTGGGACGTAACCCCAAGCTATTCAACGTTTCTACCCGTGACATGCCGGTTCCCAGCTCCTTCACTTCCGCATCATGTGGCAGTAAGTGATCGCCATACGCATAAGGTTTATCGCGTAAAACCTTAACATAATGATCGAGGCCAACACCATTATTTTTGTAGTGGTCGATGACCCGGACTTCTTTGCCGTATTGCTGGACAAACCAAATGGATGTGCTGTCGCCGATGCCGAGATCCCACGCGGTCGTCACGGTGAGCTTTGGCTCGTAGGGAACGTTAGTAATGCGCTTCTCAGCCTCAGCCTGGGACATCAGTCGCCCATAGAAGGCACCCATGATCGCAGCATCAAAAGAACACTCAAACTCTTGATTATATTGGTCTTCCGACATGTCTTCTTTGGCTGCGTCAAGCTCGTGCTGCGCAACCAGGCCAGTCTCGCTGGCTTTCAACATGACGCGGTACCAATCGTCCTTAGTTGCGTCCTTCCACAGATCCCAGAATGCGTTCTTGCCCTTTGGCGTGCCAATCCAGGCAGCCCACCCCTGACGGTCAGCTAATGCCGGGCGGATAATCTCTGGCCACACACGCGGGTCGATATCCGCTGGTTCATCAACGATGATGCCGTCGAGGTAAAGGCCACGCATGCGGGCTGCGTTTTCCGCCCCGTACAGCCGGATCCTCGCCCCCGTGGGCAGATCAACCCGTAATTCGCTGATATTGGCCTGTACGCCCGGGATTGGTGCCGTGAAGCGCAGGAGATAATCCCACGCAATATCCTTGGCCTGGGCAAAGTACGGCGCTAGATAGGCAAAGCGGCCGTCTGGCTTGTCACAGGTTAATGCTTTGACGATGAGATCGTTAATGCACGCGACCGTCTTGCCGGCGCGGCGATGGGCGACAATGACAGCCCAGCGATGTTTGCGTTCGTGAAAATGGACGAATTGAGATCGAGGCTGATATGGAATGTTTACTTGGATACGTTCGATCCGCCCCATACGATCTCAAGCACCGTTTTGGCTGGCTGATCATTCTCGCCATCGAAATCAACGGCAGCTAGATCAGGCAATGATTTCTTCAAAAGAACCTGCGCTGAAGTGACTTGCGAAGGTGAAAGTTCAATCTTTCCAAGCACATGATCCATAAGCCGATTTAAAAGCTGACTGGTCTGGATTTTTGCCCGGGTATTTTCGTCGTGGCGGATCTTGCGTTTACGCGCAGCCATTCAACACTTACGGCCGCCTTTGCCGCCCTTCTTCTTCATCTCGCAGATCAAGATCACCTCCTCTCAAAGGTTAACGACTACTTGCCACGCTTATGGAAATTGGGGCCACCGGGAGCTGCACCCTTGCTTCTGGCAATTGCGCCGATTACCGCACCGGGTACGCCTTTTGCCTTAAGCTTGGCAGCGCGGCCACCAGAGCCGAGTGCATTGGATTTACCCTTGAATGTCCCGGTTTTCTTGGTGGTGGTCGACTTAGCCATGATAGCCTCTATGCCGCACAGATTTACGCAGCATACCAGATTTAGCGGTTACCGCAAGAGTCGTAATCCGCAATTTGCCTATTTCTGCGGGCGTCGTCCCTATCATGCCGCCCTGCTCTTGCGCACATGCTGTTCGTATCGATCCACCAGATGCTTCGGGCAGCGATGGTCTATCTGGTCAGGTTTTGGACCCCAATCGTCCAGCCAGAATTTACGCTCCCAGAAGCCTTCAAGCCTCGTGATCCATTTCCGGTCGTCAGCGTCCAGATCGGCGTACATCGATGACTGCGCCTGCACAGCGGGTTGCGCCGCAAGCTCGTCCAGCCATCGTTCCTGATGCAGCCATGTTGCCGGGTGAGCGATGAATTGTTCCTCCTTGCCGACAACCGAAGCGGCGTAACGCTTCATGCCAGCAAGCAGGCTTTCATGGGATGCCTTCTCGAGCGCTGTGGTGTATTTTTCTCGAGCTTTGCCAACCCCAACTTTCCGCGGACAGGCGGCCCAGAAAGCATCGAATTCCGGCGAGCCTTTTTTTTGTATGTTTTTTTTATTTGAAGATAGAAGAATAGAAGAAGCGACCTGTTTGCCGGGAGGTTTGCCGACATCTTTGCCGTCGTTTTGCCGCGCCAAATCAGATTTTTCTCTTTTCTTCTCGTTGGTTATCTCTGCCCCCAACTTACCCACTTCGGAGCGAGTTCGCGACAGTTTCGCGGCCCTTACCATCCGCCTGTTGTAGATACGCCCTGCACGATCCTGGGTTGTCACGCCCTTACTCAGCAACTCTGCTAATAGAGATTCGGCCTCCAGTTCAGAGCATCCCGCACACCGGGCCGTCTCCGTCATGGTCAAAGGTCGTCCTTCGATAGCTACATAGCCTTTCGGGTCGTGACGCGCCGCAACGCAAAGGAGACGCATCCAAAAGCCCTGTGCCGCCAAGGAACACAGGCGCAAAGCTGGGTCATTATCCCAGTCATTCCAGAAAAAGGTATCGGCAGGGTTTTTTGCCAATTCTATCCCCGCCACAGATTTTCAAAACGCTGCCGCTCTGCATTGAACCGCACCTTGGCCTCGCCTATGCGGCCGTGCCGGTTCTTTGCGACAATGATATCAGCTAATCCTTGAGACGCAGCGAGCTTCGATTCCCAGGCAGCTTTCTTGGCTGCATCGTTCGGCTCGGCATTGCTCAGGTAATATTCATCCCGATGGACGAAGACCACTTGATCAGCATCTTGCTCGATGGCGCCGCTGTCCCGCAGATCACCCAGGCCAGGCCTCTTTTCTTCCCGGTGCTCCAGGCCACGATTGAGCTGCGCCAGGGCGATGACAGGGATCTCCAGCAGCTTAGCAATAGCTTTGAGCCCAGCGGATACCTCGGTTATGTCTACCTGCCTGTTCTCGCGCTGCTTATCGGGACGCACTAGGCCGAGGTAATCCACGATGATCAGATCGAGGCCATGCTTGCGCTTCATCGCTTCGGCCTCGGCGCGGATCTCGGAAATCTTCAGTGCGGGCCGATCCTCGACGAAAAACGGAATGTCCCTGGATCGATTGGTCGAGGATGACAGCTTTTCAAAGTCGAGCGCGTCCAGGCTACCGCGGCGCATTGCATCGGTACTCACCCCTGTTTCGCCGGCGAGGAATCGCATCGCCAACTGTTCGCCGGACATTTCCAGCGAGAACATGCCGACTTTATTGCCCTGTTTCGCGGCATGGATGCCGATGTTAACCCCAAGTACCGTCTTACCCATCCCCGGCCGACCACCAATGATGCAGAGGTCGGATTTCTCCAATCCACCGAGAAGCTTATCGAGATCCACCAGACCGGTCGGAATACCCATCATCACGCCCCCCGCTTTATAGGCCGTTTCAGCTTGCTCGACGGCAGATATGGATAGATCGGATAGATGGCGCGGTGCTCGGCTTCCCGGAGCGCTCTCGCTCATGCTGGCGAGTGCTGCTGCCATGTCAGCGACCGATGATGACTCGGGGTCTTTCAACAGATCCTCGGCCATCCATTGCAGCTTGCGCTGACCGGCATATTTCCGGATGGCAACGGCGTAATCCACAATCATGCTGGGATAGTAGCCGACCGGCAAAACATTGAGCTCAACAAAGTATTTACGCAGCTCATCGACGCCCAGCGCCGGGTCCTTGCACATGGAAAAATACATCGTCATGGCATTGATGGGCTTACCCTGGGAGAGCAAATCACCCATCGCGACGAACATGCGGCCATGGAACGGATCGAGGAAGTCACCCGGCGCGCAATGCTGCATTGCCAATGAGTGAGCGCCGTTTACCTTGAAGATAGCCGCCAGCAATGCTTGTTCAGCCGTGGCGGCGTTATGGTCACCACTGCGTTCGGCAATTGCGGCGCTAAAACTTGCGATGTTACTCATGCAGCTAGCTCCGCCCTCAAAGGGATATGCCAGGCCGACAATCTGGCAATGACATCTTCCAGCGACCGAGATTCGGCAAACAGCACGCCAGCCCGCTCCAGCCTGACCTGCATAAAAATCTGCTCATTTGAGTGCCGCCCCCGCTTCGCCTTTAGCTCAATCGCGAACGTCTTGTTGCGGTAGAAGATCCAGAGATCTGGCACGCCTGCTTTAACGCCCATCGCTTTGAAGATGCCGCCTTCTACCGGAGTTCGTTTCCCTCCATTCGGAACGTGAAACCAGACGGCATCGTGCGGCAATGCTATCTCCAGAAACTGAGCCACAGCAATCTGAAGTCGTTGTTCTGGGCGGTTCATGCCTTCCATCGCCTGATAGCCGCTGTTGATCGTTCATCCCTAAACGCTTGAAATTCGATATGCCGACCCTTGACGCGAAAATTCATCACATGGACCAAGCCGCAATCACAGCAGCACAATTTGTAGCCACGGCGCTTTGGAAATACCCATTCACCAGGGGCTGGCTCGTCATATTTTATCTTTTTCCTTGCTGCCATCAGGCCATACCCACCGCTTGCTTGTAGAGATCGGTAAGCTGTTCCTGCTCTTCGCGGTCATGCGCTTCCATTTTGCGCAGACGCACGATGATCCGCATGATTTTGGTATCAAAGCCGGATGATTTTGCTTCCGCGTAGACCTGCTTCACATCCTCACCAATTGCGGCCTTCTCTGTTTCCAGATGCTCGATGCGCTCGAGGAATGATTTGAGCCGATCCGCTGCAATGATTTCACTACCGTCAGCCATAATGCTCTCCTGTTTATGCCTGCATGCGCTGCAACTGATTGATCAGTGCAGAAAGGTCGCGTTGGAAATCGGGATCATGATCAGTCTCCATCGCCGTCAGCCTGCGCACTTCGGCTTGAAGCGCTGGCGACTTGGCATAGAGGCGAAGGAAATAGAGAAGTGATGGTGGGTTATAGCCGCCTGTCCAGTTCTCAGCCGACTTAATGCTGGCTCCGGATGTATTAGCGACTTCTTTGTTTGCGGCTTTCAGATTTCCGAAATCAACTGCGAGTGCGTTAGCGATCCTCTTTGCGAGTCCGCTCTCATCAAGCTCATCAATCGGAAGTTCTGGAAATTTTCTGCCGTTCGGACCGAAGGACATTGGCTGCCTCTCTGTTGCATCTTTTGGGTGCAACGAAGGCAACGAAGAAGAAGTTGACGAATGACCAGAGTAATCCGCCGCGACATGCAGAGACTTGGAGACATCGCGGCAGACATTGTGGCGAAACTCGCGTTGAAGCGCGAAGCCGCCAGTGTGGTTGTGCATCAGGGCGGTTGCAGCCGTCATGATGCCACCGAAGAGAATACGGCGGTCATTGGGGGACCGCCGAGTGACTCGCAGCACCAAGAGCTACGGCAGCAGCGCAAAAGCTGA